GGACTCCTACAATTATGCAGGAGGTTATGGCTACCATTTATGGTGGCCTGGCTTCTGAAAAGAAGCCCTCAAAGTCCGATAAAAAGGACTTCAACCCATACTCTGGTCTGTTCGACCAGGCACAGGTCTCTCAGGAGATGCCTGAGACCCTACGACGCAGCAATGGCTACATCGTACCCAAAGGTGGTTTCTATAGAAGCCACCGAGGGTTGGGTCAAGTGCAACCCCTGTTCGAGATTCCCATCGAGGTGTTGGCGAATTGTCGCCGTTACACCTTTGATGGGGAATCGATCCGAGGCCACGGGAAGCAAATAATTGCTTTCCGGCCGCCGTCGAACCTATCGGGGTTCTCAGTGGGGGCATACTACGCCGCCTATGCAGAACTTCTGCTTAGGCATGTAAGTCGCCTCCCCCCAAAGGAAAGTAAACCGTTTTATAGACGGCTTGAAATCCTTCGGTTCTACCGAGCAGCAGTTGACGCTGTACTCTTTGGATACCAAAAAGTACGAAAGTGCAATCTGCTGGCGCGTAGGCCCGGATGTCTGCCTTCGGGGCAGGCACGGGCTTTCCGTCGCTGGAAGGCCCGTCTCCTGAAGCAACCTTTAAAGGCTGCCCAGGAGGCGAAGTCGGCCGGAGCCGAGTGTCGAGCGTGGTACTATGGGGCTAAAAAGCCTCATAGCCCGCTCGTGAAGTTCTTCGATATGAAGTACCTCGCACTCAACTTCAGCTATATGACTCGTGCACTCCCTCCTGCGCCATTAGACGCACAAGGGATGGCCGATCTCATAAGCCGATTGACGTCGGATCCTCCGGAGGAAGAGCCGGGGTGGAGGGACTATGTAATTTCTTACCTAGACACCTACGCCCCGCAGAGTGAACCAAATTGGTCCACCACTCCCTCCTCCCACGCTGCTCTTGGTTATACCCGAGAACAGGGTGGTCACGAGGCCGCGGTCGGTGACCTGACGGTGTTAGGAATGGCCCTAAAGGCCAAGGACAAGAGTCTTTGGACTCGTGTCATCCCGGAATCGGGATCCAACACCACGCTCGAAGTGCGCCCCGTTCAGGGTGCCGCATTGAGCGCGTTCCTGCTTACAGGGGTGGAGCATGTCCTCAACTTTGTGGACATTATTCCAATTTTCCCTGTACAGGCCCAGGAACGGGGACTGAAGACCAGGTATCCAACCTGCAGTTTGACTGCGGCGAACCTGGTGCAGCAATTGCTGCGTCGTGCTGCGGATCACGTCCTTAAGATGGATCCGCGCTTCTCGGCCTCTATTGGAGGTCCGAGGGACATCGACCTAAGTCAGTTCCACGGGGACTGGTATTCCCAGGATGCGACTGCTGCTACGGATTATCATCCGCAGTGGCTAACGCAAACCTTTTACGAGGAACTGGCCACCCGGTATTCGCGCCTAGAGCGCTTTAGGAAATTTTTCCCAAAGCTCTTCGGGACGAAATACATCCTCACGTGCAAGCGTGATGAGATTCCTGATCCTCCAACAACAATTGTGTTGTCGGATCTGCTACAATTCCTTAAGGAGTTGCCGCGGAACAGGAATCCCTATCTTGCTTTGCAGGAGGAATTCCCCGATTGGGCGGAAGATACCATTGAAAGATTCAATGATTTCCTAACGACCCTTTCGGAGGCTCCTGGAGTCAGGACTAAGACCGGCCAAATGATGGGCGATCCTACTTCCTGGCCCGTACTGCCGTTGGTCTCGGCGTACTCTCTGTGGAAAACAGAGGAGGAGCTTGGGAAGGTGGAGACACGGAAAGTCCGTGGTCTCCGCGCACCTCATAACCAGATCCTAAAAGGATGTGGTGATGATATGCTTGCCCCGCACTTCACTCGTGAAAAACGACGAGTGTATGATCGGTGGTTTAACCGGATGGGAGGACGGTTATCCGTCCCCAAATCCTTCTACCATCCGACACGCGGTATTTATACCGAAGTGCCGCACCTATTCGGTGCTCCGCGCCCCGTGGAGAGTCTGTCCATTTGGACAGCCCCCCCCGGTGGCTCGAAAGGCGAGTTGAACTGGGCCTCACAGCTCCAATCGGCGCACGATTTTCGTGCGGAGTTTGGTAGCAGGATGTGGCCCCTGTTCATGGCTCGGATGAGCCCCTTTTGGTACAACTGGCAATTCCTGTTGGAAGCCGGTTATCCAGTGGGGGCTGCTCCAGAGCATGGTGGGCTTGGTGCACCAATGGCTGTTGCACCAGGGTCAACTACTTTTAAGTGGTTGACTTACCTTAACACTCTGACGTCAAGTCAGTTGTTGCGAGGTACCCACCTGTCCTTGATCAAGGCTCCACCTGATCCCGACGGGCTCTTTAATAAGAGACTCGATAAATTTTGGGAGACCGTGGATGCGGCGATCGAGGAAGGTCCTCAGCCTGGTATGGTTGCCTTTAGGCCCACACCGGGTCAGCCAGCCCGACTCCAATTGGGGGAGGGCCGATCGTTGGCTTGGGTTTACAACTTCCAAAAGGAAGGTTTGTCTTACCCACCATCAATCATGGCTGGGATCCAGAAAAGTTTCTGGTTCCGGAGGGGGCGAGAACGAGAGTCTGTGCCTAGCATGGAACGGGTTCTCCGAGATTTCAATAGAAAAGTCGGAGACCATCCTGCTATTCCCGGTTCATACCGGAACACAGCCTCGGCTCTAGCCTTAAAGACCTCTTGGTCGATTTTCGACAAGAGGCCCTACCGTTTCGAGTTCAATTATGGACTCGGACCTGGGAAGATGGATCCAAAAGACCATCAACCACGGTGGGTCACGCC